CGCAACGCAGTGCAACAACACCCATCATCGCAAGATGATGAAAGTCCAACCAGAGGGAGCTTCGATGTCCACACATGTGAGCCCGCTTGGCACTTAGCCGTCGCTCGAGAGAGTGGCGGCGTTCGCTGCCGAGCGGGAAGTTCAAGAGCACTTGGCGAATGGTTCCTCCGTATATTAAACCGGATGATACCGTCGTTAGTGGTTCTTTCTCACCGGTTGTAGAGAGTCAGATTACTGACTCGGAGGGCCACCCGTGGAAGGTTAGTAGTTCGCCTTCCTCAGGGGACGTTGGTGGAGAGTTTTACACTCAGAAACGGTATGCGGTAATCAATCCGCTTAAGGTTTCACTCCGCGAGGAGACCACCAACTCGTATGGGAACACCGAAATCGTTACTTATGACGGTGTCGCGTTCCCTGTTATGCCAGCAACCACGGCGTTTCCCCCAAGTGGTCAGAGCTCGAACTTTCAGCTCGACCAACTAGGGGCAACAGCGGTTGCTCGGTGTAAGCCCACAAACTCAGTTGCCGACGTTTCCGTCGCGATCGCAGAACTTCTGCGAGAGGGACTTCCCCACAAAGTGGGGCAGCTGTTCTGGAAGTCCAAGACCGACGTCGCCCGTAAGGGTGGGTCGGAGTACTTGAACCTACAGTTTGGCTGGGTGCCTATGATCAAAGAGGTGGAGAAATTCGCCTCAGCGGTCATAAGGGCCGATCAGTTGCTCACTCAGTACGAGAGAGACGCTGGTCGGATTGTCAGGAGACGTTACAACTTCCCATCAAAAAGGTCTGTGGTAACGGATGTGGTGGAGACCGGCGTAGCTGCGAAGCTACCGCCCGGAATTACTGCATTCACCAACACCTCAGACCTAGGGAGCGTGATTAGGACCCGTGAGACGGTCCAACGTCAGTGGTTCAGCGGCGCCTTCACCTACCACCTACCCCGCGGATACAATTCGCGGAAGGAGATGGAGCGTAAGGCACTGCTTGCCAATAAGGTACTTGGCATTGAGCTGACGCCACAAGTTCTGTGGAATCTCGCACCCTGGAGCTGGGCAGTCGATTGGTTTACCAACACGGGAGATGTTGTATCTAATCTCACCGATTGGGCCTTCGACGGCCTTGTAATGCGATATGGCTACATGATGGAACATACCATCGTTTCCGATAGCTATGTCTCCACCCGCGGGGGCCATCGCGGCCTCGCGGAGGGTATCGCCGGTTTCACTCTCGTCACTGAGACTAAAGTGAGAAGGCGAGCAAACCCCTTTGGTTTTGGAGTTTCGTGGGACGGTTTGTCACCGTTCCAGCTCTCCATCGCTGCGGCTCTTGGTTTGTCTAAGAGCTGAAGACAGTTGTTGTACCTGTCGTTCAAACACCTAGACGGTAACCTGCCGTCTACGAAAAGGAGTACGCCTCATGTCGCTACCCGAC